TTCTTCCAATTCCGCAAGCTGCGCCTGCACCTGTTTTGGCAATGCCATATAGTTCTCCTTAAAGCATCATTTCTGTTGTGCAGCGCCCGAAGTATGCTGCTCCCGTCTTGGTGTGCCTCGTTTTGCTCTTACGAGCGGTTTACTACCTTGGGCGACTCTTCAATCGCCTTCAGTAAATCTTCAAAAGCTTCAGCCCGTCCTTGCAACCGGTGGATTGTTACCATGTCGGTTGCGCTTACCAGTCGGCCTTTAGCCATATTCACTAACTCCCCTAATAAATTCTGTAGGGAAGTATCGCCTGTCTCCTTAACTCGAAGCAGTGCATTTACGTGCTGAGAGTCACATTGGTTAAGGTCGATCATAGGTGTAATTTATCCTATACATGTTAACGTGTCAACACATGTAACCACTAAACACCGTTTGGACGTGGGCTCATGGTGTTGTCTTGACGACCGCCCATCTCCGTTCCGTCTTCCTGCATGTTAGCGGCTTCCTGTTCTGCCATCTGTTGCTGCATCATCATTTGTTGCTGTTGAGCAATCTCTTGTTG